ATGTATATCCAACATGCGAATGCGGTTCTTGAAACCTGTAATCTCAGGGAGGACCAGCAAGTGCTACTGCCGTCTGGCCGCGCTGCACGCGTGGTCGAATTCAAGCCCAGCTCGGTGCGGTTTCGCTACCTTGACAGTACGGTGGCGGATGAGCTTGAACTGAGCCGTTTCCAAGTAGGCGCCTTGGTGCGTATTTAAGAGCCGGTTGGGTAGCGGGCCAAGCATTCGATTATTTGCTTTTTCGCCCCACAGCCTGATTGGCTGGTTGTTTATCTGTGTAGTGTCCCTGTTGTTTTCCCTAGCGCAAGGCCGGTATTCGCCAGTCAATGCGTTAACTTTTTCCTGGTCTGATTATGAGCGAGAACACTTCTCGAGCCGACGGCTATCTGCTCCCGGCCGCTGGATTCCCTGCGCCTGAATACGATGAAATATTAGACAGTATCTTTCAGCGCCATGTGGTTGGTGTCACTGGACTTCCCTTGGATCGGGTGCGCTTGCGCTGGCATAACCCTCCCGAGGACTGGCCCGCTAGCGAAACCGACTGGTGCGAGGTTGGGGTGAATCGCATCACCGTCTTCGAAGGACCGTCAATTGTGCATATCGGTAGCGATGCCCTGAGTGCCGATGATGGCTGTGATGCGCAATCCTGGGTGGAAGACATCAAGCTAATGGTGAGTTTTTACGGCCCCAATGCCAATGGTAATACCGCGTTGTTTCTTGAGGGCTGCGGTCTTGCACAAAATGGTGATCAGCTGCGTCGCCAAGGCTTGGACTATGTCTCTGCTGCGCCCCCACGTGCAGTGCCTTATTTTTTGAACCAGTGCTGGATTCGGCACTGGGACGTGATTGTTTCCTTCCGCCGGTGTGCGCGGCGGATTTATCCGGTCCGCAATTTAGCGGACGCCCCCCATATTTTGGAGAAATAAGATGGCAAACGGCTTACCTGTTTCACGCGTTGTAAATGTCGCGGTATCCATGGCGGCTAAAGCTGCCGGCAAGCGTAACTTCGGTTCACTGCTGGTACTCGGTAGCAGTGACATTATCGATACCAACGAGCGCTTGCGTGAGTACGAAAGTATTGATGATATCGCGGCAGATTTTGGTACCGCTTCGCCAGAGTATCAAGCAGCACAACTGTATTACAGTGCCAACCCAACCCCGTTGGTCTGCTATGTCGGCCGTTGGGCACAGACTGCGACCTCGGGCCGCCTGAATGGCCAAATCTTGGCCACTGCATCTCAAGCAATGGCTAAGTTTCAGGCCATCAGTGCCGGTGCGATGTCACTCACTATCGATGGCAATCTAGTCTCTATTTCTGATCTTAACCTGTCCTCGGCATCCAATCTTAACGGGGTTGCCAGTGCAATCACAGCCAAGCTGGGCTCGGCCGCCCGTTGTCTGTGGAATGGTAGCCGCTTTGTGATTCAAAGTGCCAGTAATGGCACTGCATCTCAGGTGATTGCCGGGGCGGAAACGCCATTGTCGCTACTGTTGGGACTCTCCACTGGGGCAAGTGCGGTGCCTGGCATGGTGGCTGAGTCTCTGGCCACTGCGGTAGCGGTGATGGCTGATCTATCCAATGACTGGTATGGACTGATTATTGCGGCATCCGTTAGCGATAACGATCTGGTTTCCGCGTCTGATTATATTGAGGCGGCTGCGACTAGTCGTCTGATTGGCATCACGACTGCCGACACCGCCGTGCTGGATGCGCAATCGAGCGCTGATATTGCCAGCGTTTTGAAGGGCAAGGGTTATAACCGCAGTTTTGTTCAATTCAGTTCCACCCCTTATGCCGCTGCTGCGGCTTTTGGCCGTGGGTTTACCGTTAACTTTGACGGCCAGAACACCACCATCACGCTGATGTTTAAGCAAGAAACCGGGGTGACTGCCGAGGTGCTGAAAACCAGCCAGGCCGTGGCGTTGACTAACAAAAATTGTAATGTGTTTGTCGAATATGACAACGACACCGCCATCCTGCAAAGCGGAGTGATGGCCAGTGGCCGTTACTTCGACGAACAACACGGTTTGGACTGGTTGCAAAACGATATTCAGACCGCCGTGTACAACGTGCTGTACACCTCGACCAGCAAGATTCCACAGACCGACGCAGGGATTGCACGCCTGACTGCAACGGTTGAGCGCCGCCTGGCACAAGCCGTGACCAATGGCCTGGTGGCTCCCGGTGTCTGGAATGGCAGCGATCTGGGTGTCATCAAGAGTGGTGACCTGCTCAGTGCCGGTTACTACGTTTATGCCGCACCGATTGCCGATCAGGCAGCGGCAGATCGGGATGCGCGCAAATCGCCTCCGATTCAGGCCGCCATCAAGCTGGCCGGGGCTGTACACCACGTTGATGTTCAACTGACTGTTAACCGTTAAGGAGAATTGAATGAGCTCGTATTCTTTTATGGATGTAACCGCCACCCTGGCTGGCGTGGGTGCAATTATCGATTTGGGCTATGGCAGTGCTGTGGCGGAAGAGGGGATTACCGTCGCCATGTCAGGTAGCCGAAACACCATGACGATCGGTGCCGATGGCGAGGGCATGCATTCCCGCCATGCCAACAAGTCGGGCACGGTGACAATCAGCCTGCTTAAAACTTCTCCGGCGAATGCCAAGTTGCTTTCGCTATATAGCGCACAGGCGGCGGGGTCGGGTAATGGCTGGGGGCAGAACATGATCACCATCCAGAACAAGGGCAGTGGCGACAAAATTCTGTGTCGCGATTGTGCCTTCCAAAAACAGCCCGATCTGAAGTATGCCAAAGAAGCTGACACCGTGAGCTGGGTATTTGATGCGATCAAAATTGACACGATTCTGGGTGACTACTAATGGATGAGCTTGAGCTAAACGGCCAGATTTACCGTCTGGGACGATTGAATGCGATGCAGCAGTTTCATGTGTCGCGCAAGCTAGCTCCAGTGTTGCCTACGGTCCTGCCTTTGTTGGCCAGCATTGAATCCGGCAGCCTGATGCGGGCATTGGATGGACAGCCGGAGGAACTAGCCAGTGCCTCCCACCTATTCGCGCAATCCTTGTCCGACATGAGTGATGACAATGCTGAATACATCATTGCTACCTGCCTGGCATCGGTTATGCGCCAGCAGGGGAATACCTGGGGGGCCGTATGGCGTGAGGGTGGCTGCATGTTTGACGACATGGACCTCTGCGTGGTGGGGCAACTGGTATTCAAAGTACTGAAACAATCGCTTGGGGGTTTTATTGCAGGGCTTGCTACGAATGCGATGTCGGCGAGTCCGGAATAAGCGCCAACTGGCGCCGACTGCCGGGCGGAGAGGAGTGGTTGCTCCGCCCGGTGATGGAGGGCCTGTGCCGTTATGAGAGTTTGCTGGATGGCACCCTGGCCCTGCACGACATCGCACTACTTAACGATGCCCTGGACGTTCGTGACGACAATCAGGCGCTGGCCCGAAGGGTGACCGAAAATGAAGGCCGCTAGTCGATTGCCGGCGCAATCCGCCAGGGCAGGTGGAGTCAGGTGGACAATGCAGAAAGGCGGTAAGCCATGGGAAGTGGACTAAAAAAACGGCTGGGTGAGGCTACAAAAAAAGGAGCTGAAAAGCTGGATGACGAAGTAAAGAAAGCTTTCGCCAAGCAAGATGCGCTAGCGGTTGAAGGCCAGCACGTTGACGCCAGCCCTAACAACATCCAGGCATTCAAATATGCCATGCAACAGAATGGTGGCACCGCGCAGGATGCGTCAAAGAGTCTGACTGCCTTTGCACAAAAGCTGCGTGAACAGGAAGGCTTTGTTAAAAGTGTCGAAGCATTGAAGGTCAAAGTGACGCAAAAGAACGGCCAATTGCGTGATCTGGTATCGGTTTTAATTGAGCTTGAGCCCAGATTGGCTAAAGAGCCGATCCAAAAAGCCAGTACCGACGCCAAGCGCTTGGGTCTTAATCCAAACGTGTTATCTGCTATGCGGCAAGCCAGATTTAGCTCTGATTACAAAGACTATTTGTCAATGCAGCGCGACATGGGGGGTGATCAAAATGTCAGCTCACGCAATGTGCATGCCTTTAATCGCGAGCTGAATCAGCTCAAGAGTTACAAGGATATGGCGTTAGCGAAAATAGTTGGGGATATGTCTAAGTTCGGTGCCAGTGGCCTGCATAGCGTGAATCAGGCGGTGGTGGATGGTCTCCATGTGTTTCACCGGTTGGCTCCTAAGACCAGACAGACAGTCTGGCACGGAATTGAAGCTGGAACCGTTACAGCGCTACTGTATGGCCCACTCAAAACGCTGAGTACTGTATGGAAAGCGATTAAGGGCACCAGACTGGGACCTAAAGGATTCCCGCGCGCCAAGACCGTTGCTGTGCCGCGGATCCGTTCCGCTGCAGCGCGTGCACTACAAAAGGTAGGCCCCATCATCGAGCGTGGGCTCAAGTCAGTACGCTCTTCTGTTGTGCCGCGTATCCGTTCTGCTGCAGCTCGCGCACTACAAAAGGCAGGTCCCATCATCGTGCGTGGGCTTAAGTCGACAGGCGCTGCGACGCTTCGCGGTTTGGAATCGCTGCGACCGGTGGCGAGCCGTCTGCTGCAGCAAGTCCCACGGCTCACCGAAGGTGGTCTGGCGCTAGCCAGTTCTGGCGTCAGCCGCGTGGGTGCCAGGCTGTTGTCTCTTGCCCCTGCGTTGGAAACTCTTGAAGCGGGGATTTCCATGGCATCGTTATCAGGACTGGCGCTGTTGTTCTTCAGTGAAGGTTTAGATCCTGGTGAGGATGAGAGGAACAGACCGATGCTTCTGGCCGCGATCAGAGCACAGGCGAAGCAGGCCGCACTTAAAGCTGGGGGGCAGCGCTCGCGCGTTGCGCGCCACGCTCTGCAAAAGGTATTGCCCAAGCTGCATCGCAGTGCCAATGGGCATGTGCTTGGAGGAGAAAGGCGAAGCCAACAACCTCTAGCGTTACAACAGACCACCCATATTACAGTGAACGCCGCGAGCGATCCGCACAAGACTGCCCAGGCGGTTAAGTCGGTTCAGAAGGAAGTGCATCGCAATGCTGCACGTCATTTTGCCACCTGCTGCCAGTAGTCCCATCCGTTTATTTCAGATGGTTTAAAGCATAAAAGCCCCCGCCTAGCGGGGGCTTTGCTATTCAAGGGAGAAACCCATGCTATCCATGCAGTCGATCATCGACAAGACGAAAGTACTGTTGTTTGGCCGGGAACATAGCATTGCCGGCATTATTCCCGACGTCACGCTGAGTGAGGAACATACCGATGTTCTAGAAGTGACCTCGCACCCGCTCGGAAAGGGAGCGCCGATCAGTGATCATGCGTATCTCCAGCCAGAGGAAGTAGAGGTTTCTTTTGGCTGGTCCGAAGCCAGTCATACCCTTAATAGCCTGATACAAGGGTCGATTTTTTCAAACGTAACCAATCTGGATGACATCTATCAGGCGCTATTGGATTTGCAACGCTCAATGAAGCCGTTTGATCTGATTACTGGGCGGCGCAAATATACCGACATGCTGTTGACTCAGCTAAAGGTGACACACAATGACGAGAATGACATGGCATTGATCTGTAATGCGCGTTTTAAAAAGGTCAATCTGGTTGAAGTGCAAACCGTGGCGTTCGATCCAGATCAGCAAACACAGCCGGCCAAGACCGCATCGACTAGTGATTCTGGAGAACGCAAGCTGCAACCCGCAACCAGCGTACCGAAAGGAGTTGGCGCATGACCGCCTATTCGATTCCTTTACTGAGTGGCGCGCAACGGTTTTCGGCGAAATTCAATAGCTCTCAATATTATGTGACGCTGGTGTATTGCCCAGAGGAGCAAGGGGGCTGGATGTTGCAGCTTGCCGATGCGGATAAAAACCCATTGCTATCCAGTGTGCCGCTGCGCTTGGGGCGAGACTTGCTTGAACAGCATCAACATCTGGGGATTGGTCATCTGTATGCGTATGTAAACGGCCTGGATGATGGTGAAGCCAGTTACTACGACATGGGGGCTAACCTGACTTTGTATTACACAACACCATGACAAAACAGTGGAATCGACAATGTGTGCTCACGGTGCAAACCGGGGCAAAGACGCAGCAGGCGCTGGATTTATCGCGCTACCGAATCAGTTTTACGGTGACACAACTGCTCCATGGCCAGCCCAGTCCTGCTGAAATCGAGATTTACAATCTGAGTCGGGAGATTCTGAGCCAGATTCCAGAAGAGCGGCAAACCGTGGTGTTGGAAGCGGGCTATGCCGGTCGAACCGGCGTGTTGTTTCGCGGCCAGTTACATCATCGTGCTTTTGGCCGGCAGACGGGAACCGCGACCGAGACGGTTCTGCATATCAGCGCCGCCGATGGCGGGCAGGCGCACGACTATGGGGTGGTGAATACCAGTCTGGCCGCCGGGAACCGACCCTGCGATGTGCATCAGGCACTGGGGCTGGCTTTTGGCCAGCAGGGCTTGGAGTTGGGCTGTGTGCCAAAGTTACCGGATAACCGCCTGCCGCGAGGCAAGGTGATGTATGGCATGGCGCGGGATTATGCCCAGCTGTTTGCCGATACCCATCAGTTGCAATGGGGCTATGTAAACAATGCCTTTGTCTGCGTTGCTAATAATGGTATTGCCAGCAGCATCCAGCAAGCCACCGTGATAAACAGCGGTACCGGCTTGATTAGTATGCCCGTGCGTACCGCCGGCGGGGTCAGTGTTACCTGCCTGCTGAATCCAGAGATCACGGTTGCCTCGATTATCAAGTTGGAAAACGACGACATTCAGGGGCAGGAAAGTGCCACCACCCAAACCAGCGGATTCTACAAGGTGCTCAAAGCCATCCATACTGGCGATACCCGTGCTAATGACTGGTACACCACTTTAGAGTGTGTCGACATCAACGCCGATCTTGAAAAACTCAGTAATGCGGCCAGTAACGCAGCGGACAATCCATCATGAGCATTTCAATTGAACAACGCCTGAACGATCCGCAGGTGGCTTTGCAACTGGCACTGGATGCGACCGTTGCCGGGCTTTGGACCGCCTTGCCTGGCATTGTGCAGTCTTTTAACGCCAGTGCGGTCACGGCAAAGATTCAACCCGCGATCCAGGGGGTGGTCATCCAGCCTGACGGAACCCGAAAAGCCGTGAATCTGCCTTTGTTGCTAGATGTTCCGGTGGTGTTTCCGCGAGGTGGCGGCGCGACCCTGACGTTTCCCGTAAAGGGCGGCGATGAGTGTCTGGTGGTTTTTGCCTCACGTTGTATTGATGCCTGGTGGCAATCTGGCGGGATACAGCTGCCGATGGAAATGCGTAAGCATGATCTATCCGATGGTTTTGCGCTGATAGGGCCGCAATCCCAGGCGAAAAAAATCGCAGGCATTAGTGGTGATAGTGTGCAACTGCGTAGCGATGACGGGTCGACCTTTATTGAACTGAACCCAGCGAGTCAGATTGTAAATATTGTCGCGCCTGGCGGGGTCAATATTACCGCCCCGACGGTCACGCTCAGCGGGGACTTGGTGGTGGATAAAAATGCCACGGTTCAACAGCTACTGACCTACAACGGCGGTATGCAGGGCAATAATAGTGGCGGCGCAGCCGCCACGCTCAGTGGCGATCTGCATACCAGCGGAACCATCAATGCCGATACCGATGTCGTGGGCGCGGGCAAGAGTCTCAAGTCGCATACCCATGGCGGGATTCAAAGCGGTGGGGGCAATACAACCGCACCCAACTGATTAAGCAGATACGAAAGGATGCCGGGGAAACCTGGCTTTTTTTATGCGTACACGAAAAATGGATGTGAATGGCGACGTGGTGTTTGGTGCGGGACGATCAGATTATCTGGTCGATGTGCCTGAAGCGGTCGCCCAGTCTGCCCAGACCAGAATGGCCTTGCATAGCGGAAGCTGGTTTACCGACTCCAGCGATGGCATGCCCTACGACAGCAAGGTGCTGGGAGAACGGACCTTCGGCCTGTACGACGCCATTATCCGTAAGCGTTTGTTGGGCACCACTGGGGTGACGCAGATTGCCGACTACAACTCTTCTTTTGATTCCGATAGCCGTGGGGTCAGCGTGACAGCCACGCTGGATACGGTTTACGGGAAAACCTTAACCACAGTGAGTTTCTAAATGGCCCTAATTGCACAAATTACCAATAGCGGTGTTGAGGTGCCTTCTTATACCGAGGTGCTGGCCGAGTTGAAGGGAAAATTCACCAGTATCTATGGCGACGACGTTAATCTGGATAACGACAGCGCCGATGGCCAGTGGGTGGCGATTATCGCGGCAGCGATCAACGATGCCAACGCAGCGATTACCAGTGTCTGGAACAGTTTTTCTCCCGCCACGGCCGCCGGAGAAGGATTGTCCAGTGTCGTCAAGATTAATGGCATTAAACGTAATAGTGCCAGCTACTCGTCGGTGGATCTGCGAATTGTTGGCCAGGCCGGGACCACGATTAGTAACGGCATGGTGACCGATGAACAGAACAATCAATGGCAGCTGCCTACCAGTGTGACCGTGCCTACCAGTGGCGAGATTACCGTCACCGCCTGGGCCGCGACACAGGGTGCGATCAGTGCAGAAAGTGGCAGCATTTCTAAAATCGCCACGCCGACCCTGGGGTGGCAAAGCGTGTTGAACCCTTCCCCAGCGAGTGTGGGCCAACCGATTGAGTCGGATGCCGCACTGCGCATCCGCCAGACACAATCGGTGGCGTCGCCATCGTTGTCGGTTTTGGATGGTATCAAGGCCGCGATTGAGGCTTTAGCTGGTGTCACCCGATTGGGTGGACTAGAAAACGATACCGATCAGATGGATAGCAATGGGATTCCAGCACACACAATCGCCCTGGTGGTTGAGGGCGGGGATGCCAATGCAGTAGCTTCGGCGATTCTGCTGAAAAAGAGCCCAGGGAGCGGCACCTATGGCAGCACCACGCTGAGCGTGAATGATGGCTACGGCGTGCCCAAATTCGTGCGCTTTTCCCGGCCTGCCGATGTGCCGGTGTTGGTCAAGGTCAGCATCCGCGCCTTAGATGGCTATGCGGTTAGCATTGGCGAGCAGATTCAGCAGGCGATTGTCGACTACATCAACTCGCTACGGATTGGCGACGATGTGACCCTGACCGATTTATATCTACCTGCGCGTTTAGGCGGGGGGGCCGGATCCGCTTATTACAAGCTGGTCGACGTACAAATGGCACAGGGCGACGGCGTCTTGGGAACGGGAGATATTATTGTGCCGTTTAATGCTGCCGCATCCTGCCAACTGGCCAATGTACATCTGGTGGTGACGGTATGAGTGACAGCAATCAATACACTGACTTGATCGCCGGTTGGCATGTCGACAAGCCAAAATTTGGCCAGATGGTGTATGAAACCACCCAGCCGTTTGCGGCTATTGGCGCACAGGCACGCAGCTTAAGCGCGGCTTTTGATCTGGACCAGGCCGTGGGGGTGCAACTGGATGCGCTGGGCGTACGCATAGGAATCAGCCGCCGGGTAAGGGTGACTCTTCAGGGGGTGTACTACTCGCTGGATTTCGATGGCGTGGGACTGGACCAGGGGGTGTGGCAAGGACCGTATGACCCTGATTCAGGTATCTCGCTACTGGATGATGAAACCTACCGTGCTGTGCTGCGTGCCAAGATTGCAGCTAACCATTGGGATGGTAGCAACCAGGGCGCGCGTAGCGTGCTCGATCAGGTGTTTAGCGATGGCACGCTGGTGGTGCTTGAGGACCACCAAGACATGTCGATGACTATTGGCCTGTCTGGAAAAATGCCAACCCCAATCATGCGTGCGCTACTGATCAATGGTTATCTGTCGGTCAAACCAGCCGCGGTACGCATTGCCTATTACATCACCAGCACGGCAGACGGGGCGCTGTTTGGCTTTGATATTCAATCAGACGCGATTGCCGGTTTTGACGACGGGGTATTTGGGGTGGTGAGCACCGGGAGCCCTTTATGACTAAGCCAGTAGCGCCATTGTTGAAGATTCTTAACCGCCCGCGTGGCGGTTTTTTCATGCCTTCGCTAGAGAGCAAGCGACAGTTATCGGCGCATAGCGCGCAGGAGATGTGTAATGCCTCAAAATGATTTTTTACCGTTTGCCACGGCACCAGATGCCAATGTAAGCCCGCAGAGCGAATATGCCACGCTCGGCGTGTTGAAAGCCGGGTTTGCATCCGGAGTGGCGCGCAGCCCACAGATGAATAAGGTATGGCGGCAGTCGTCGATTATGTCGGCGGTGCTGGCAGACTTTATTGTTGACCAGAGCGGGCAGGCAGTAATTGATGATGGGTCAACCGCAACGCTTGAAGCTTCGTTGTTGCAGGCGATTCGCGCGGCTGCGCGTACTCAGCCAATCTTGAACGACACCGGTAGCGCTGGCGCTTACGTGGTTGCCAATACCCCTGCGCTGAGCACATTGCCACAGGCGTCAGGGCTGCTATTACGCGTCAACATCGGCCACGCAAATCTAGGGGCATCGACCCTGAGCGTTGATGGCCTTGATGCAAAACCGATCTATGGTCGTGCGCTTGCCGCGTTACAGGGGGGAGAACTGGCGGTCGGTATTGCAACCTTTGTGTGGGTGGTAGCGACCTCGCTAAATAGTGGAAATGGCGCATGGGTATTGCTTGAAAGCCAAGGAGGGGCGATTCAGACTCCAGTGGCTACCCAGTCGGGGCATGCGGTGAATTTGGGTCAGGTCCGAGGGTTGCTTGGCAATTATGCTGGCGTGGTCAATGTCACCGGTAACGTGACACTGACACAGGCTCAAGCGGGCTCGTTTGTCGAAACCAGCCCCGGCGCGGGTGGTTGCACGATTACACTGCCATCAACTACTGGCATCGCCGCCGCCGCCTTCCCTTTTTATAACAACCTTAGTTCTGCCGTCACTATTGCTGCAGCAGCCGGGCAGGGTATTAACCTCGGTTTGGTCAATACACCGTCCATCACGCTGCCGGGTGGGAATAGCTTCACCCTGATAACCGATGGGGCCTCATGGTCAGTTGTTGGTGGGAATGGTGCTGCGTCACTTGCTACTCCTGGTTATCAGAAGCTACCGAGCGGGCTAATTATTCAGTGGGGTTTGAGCGGGGTAATCGCTCAAGCCAGCTCGCTTGTTATCACGTATCCAATTGCGTTCCCGAACGCAAGTTTTGCGGCATACGCGACTCCGAATACTCCGTCCTTAAATGCGAATGTTTACTCGGTCGGTGTGTGGTCTAACACCAATGCAACCTTAGCGATCACTAACAACTCCGGATCTTCTGGAATCGTAACGGCTCGTTGGCTTGCCATTGGGTATTAAGGAGAAATTATGTTTTATTCAAAATCAACCAGTGGCTTCTACGATCTAGCTATCCACGGAACTGATATTCCAACAGACGCTGTAGAAATTACAGCTGATGAACACATGGCACTACTGCGTGGGCAATCCATCGGGAAAATTATTTCTGCGGATGCTAGTGGACACCCCATCCTAATAGATCCTCCCGCCCAGACAACTGAACAACTAGCTGCAGCGGTTCGCTCGGATCGAGACAGACGGATCTTAGACACTGATTATCTAATCATGCCTGACTATCCAATCGACGTGACAAAACTAACTGCGGTGAAAACCTACCGTCAGGCCCTGCGAGATATCAGTCTACAGGCGGGATTTCCAACCAAAATCGACTGGCCAGAGTTGTTCAGATAAGCATAAACCTGTTGGGTATTATTGTGGCGGTCGGCCTAGTGCTCACCGCCACAATTGTTTTATGACCGCGTCCGATGTTGTGACTTGCTCTGGCGATCCCTGATATTGCTATTGGTCTGCCTGCATAGCTTTCATCTACCCGTCGTTATCCATCGGTTGTCTGTTGTTGCCTTGATTTAGTTAACCCATGATTTTTTATGCCTACGTAGCTGACCAATCTGCGATTAGCGGCACGTAGCGCGCAGGAGATGTGTAATGCCTCAAAATGATTTTTTGCCGTTTGCCACGGCGCCAGACGCCAATGTCAGTCCCCAGAGCGAGTATGCTGCGCTGGCGCTGTTGCGAACTGGATTTTCATCTGGAGTAGCGCGCAGTCTGCAGATGAATAAGGTATGGCGGCAGTCGTCGATTATGTCGGCGGTTCTGGCGGCCTTTATTGTCGACCAGAGCGGGCAGGCTGCAATCGATGACGGCACCACGGCTACGCTCAAAGCCAATTTATTGGCCGCTATTAATGGTGCGGTGTCTAACGCGTTCGCCAGTAAAATCGGCCTCCAACAAGACCTGTATACCTCTGCGATTGCCACTGGTACCGCCGATGCCATTGTTGCGGCGTTTTCCCCTGCAATCACCAGCACCACCTTGGCAAGCGCTACCACCACCCTGACCGTGCGCGCGACTGCTGCCAATGTTACGACCGCACCGACCTTTACGCCGAATAGTGGGGTGGTTGCAGTGGCTTCCATTGTGAAGGGCGCAAATCAGGCGTTGGTTGCTGGCGACATTGCTGGTGCCGGGCATTGGATCACACTGCAGTGGGATGCCACGCTGAGTAAGTGGGTGTTATTGAATCCGGCGAAGGGGGTGACAATTGCACAGGCTGGAGCCCTAAGCGGTGGATATGGCATTACCGCATCTGGCGCAATTCCACTTAGCCAGATGAATGGCTTTTTTGAGATTACAACTGCCGGAATCACTATTACCCTACCTGCCGCTGGCACCGTTCCCTCAGGATCAACGCTAACCTTATGGAATTTATCATCTGGTGCAGTTACTTTGGCGGGGGGTATAAATTCAGGAATTGGTAGCACTAGCACATCAATTTCAATGCCAGTGGGCCAGACTGGTATCTTTGTCTTCGACGGCACTTCTTGGAGTGCAATGGGCGGATCGATGGTATGTGGCCCATCTTACTTGAAAAGTTCCCCTGGCTACTTTCAACTTCCGAATGGGTGGATTGTACAGATGGGTCAATGCCCATCCTCAATAGGCGTGACAGTGACGCTACCAGTAACGTTCCCTAATGCGTTCATTTCGTTGGCCACCTCCGTTATTTCAAGTGGAACCTCCGTCGCGCGGTCTTCAATCATTAATACCTCGTCATTTACTTGGAATCCAGCAAATGCCGCTGGTGCTGGCTATTACATCGCAGTTGGATACTAGGAGATTCACATGCGCTACTCAAAATCAACGGGCGGTTTCTACGATCCTGCGATTAACACTGTTATCCCAACTGATGCTGTCACGATTACTGCTGAGCAGCATCAAGCCCTGCTAGCGGGGCAGGTAACGGGTCAAGTCATTTCATCCGATGCAAACGGCAGCCCAATACTAACCGATGCACCAGCGCCAACTGAGGCGCAACTTGCCGCAGAAGCGCGACTGCATCGTGACGAACTGATTGCCGAGACTGACTATTTGGTCATGCCTGACTATCCGATTGCAGCGGCAAAGTTGACATTGGTAAAAACCTACCGCCAGGCGTTACGCGATATCAGTCTGCAATCGGGGTTTCCATCAAAAATAACATGGCCTGATAGCCCGGTATAAGTCCTAGCCCATACATAGTTTTATTATATATGACCGCCTAGAGCGGTTTTTTTATGCCAAGAAAGGGCTAACCATGGGCAAGATTACGGAAGCTAAAACTGAATCAGAATTGACCTAAACGGGACTCAAGTAAAGGACGACTTCAGCGAGATTTAGTGTCCCCGTATCGAGAGATGGCACGGGGATAGGGGGCACCCATTATTTTTTATACGATTATTTAGCAGGATCAACCCAGCCGCGTATGCGGCTATTTTTTTGGAGAATGTATGTCACAAGCTTCTATCGTTTTACCTGAAGCCAGCACGGTAACCGGCATTGCCATGACCAAGGATGTGGATGCTGCACTAGCGGCAATCTCTACGCTGAATGCGGGTGCAACGGATCCGGGTACTGGTCCAGGTGCTTATGCACTGTGGGCGGATACCGGTAGCAATAAGTTAAAGCAACGTAATGCTGACAATAGTGCCTGGGTTGCGCTCTGCGACCTTGCCGCTGCACTGGCTGCATTGGCAGGTAATGCCAGCCAAACATTTAGTGTGGCCAACGCAGTTGCGAATGAACAAGCCGTCAATCTTGGGCAATTACAGGCGGCTATTGATACTGCAACGGCAGTTGCAGCCGCAGCCGCAGCCAAAGTAGCGTCCAACCCAACCGGTACCATTATCAGTAGTGCTTGCGCTGCTGCTCCATCTGGTTATTTGCTTTGTAATGGTAATGCAGTATCACGCAGTGACTACGCGGCGCTATTTACGGCTATTGGCACTGCATACGGGGTAGGTGATGGTTCGTCCACATTTAATATTCCTGATGCTCGTGGCTTGGTTCTGCGTGGTGCGGACAGTGGACGTGATATTGATTCAGGCCGAGCACTGGGTAGTTATCAGTCGGATGCAATTGCTTCGCATGCCGTATCGATATCTGATCCGGGCCATAGTCATACCCTCAGAATGATGGCACCGGGGGGAGGATATAAGAACTATGGTTTCAGTGGGGTGGGGTATAACAGCACCATAGGGGGAGGACCTGATTATACCTTTACCACGTCCGGCCCAACCAATGCTAGTGGAACAGGTATCTCTGCCAGTTACTCAGGCGCATCTGAAACCCGCATGAAGAACTTGGCGGTTAACTTCTTTATTAAGTTCTAAACCAGCATAGAGGCTATCTCTAGTCTCTCTTCCCGTGGCCAGGGTATCAAGTTCGGTTGATACCCTGACCATGTCTTTACCCCGCAAACCTAAGCACAGCAAGGAATGACTATGTGTGAACTTCTGATCTTATAAACCTGCCATCTAGCTGGTTTTTTTATTCACGACCGCCCCGAGCGGTTTTTTTTATGCCAAGAAAGGGCTAACCGTGGGCGAGATTACGGAAGAGCAAAAAGAGCGGCTGCTGCGGTTGGCCGAGATTGCGGACACGCTGGAGGCGGGGCTGCGGATGATGCAGATTTTAGGCACGATCGTGAAATGGGTGGTGGGTCTTGGATCTTCCGTGGCGATTATCTGGGGGGCTATACATGGAGGGTCTCCAAAATGATTGACACAAAACTAATCGTTGCCGGAACTGGCTGTACTCCCTCTGCCTCTGTGGCATGGCAGGGGCCGTTATCTGATGCTTGTTCCCGGTTTCATATCAATACGTCTCAGCGCATCGCGGCTTTTTTGTCTCAGATTGGGGTTGAGTCAGCGCAACTCACTGCCTTGGTCGAGAACCTGAATTACAGTGCGCAGGGCCTGGCTAATACCTGGCCTAACCGCTATTCGAACACAGGGAAAGCGGGGGGCGCACCGAATGCCTTGGCGCTTGGTCTTGCGCGTAAGCCACAGCAGATTGCCAATAATGTATACGCCAACCGTTTTGGCAATGGCAGCGAGGCGAGTGGCGATGGGTTTAAGTATCGGGGCCGATCCCTGATCCAGATTACCTTTCACGACAATTATGCCGTGTGTGGCAAGGCGATTGGCCTGGACTTGGTCGCACAGCCGGAGTTGCTTGAGTTGCCAGAGAATGCGGCGGTTGCTGCGGCTTGGTTCTTTGATCTGCATGGCTGTAATAGCCTGGCTGATTCGGGGCGTTTTGCTGCCATTACCCGTGCCATCAATGGCCAGCCACCCTGCGCAGGGAATAATGGGCCATTGCGCCAATCGCGGTTTGAGGCTGCTCAAAAAGTGAGCGTGGCCTGATCGCCAGACCCCACCGGGGTTGTATGCATTCGTCCACTGCGTTACCCACATTAATGTGAATAATTTAAAGCCGCCTTCGGGCGGCTTTTTGTTGCGGGAGTGTAAATGAAAAAACTCATTGAGATCTTGACTGGTGACGACAACGTCACGCTTGAGCCAGCTTACCTCTGGGGGGCCATGGCTTTCATTGTTGGGCTGGGGTTAGAGGTTTACGCGGTGGCCAATGGCAAACCGTTTGATCTGCAGGGCTACGGGATTGGTGCCGGGGCGCTGATTACTGGTCTTGGCCTTGGGAAAAAGCTGGGAGGAAATAATGCTAGTACCTGA